CATCACTCCAAAAAGTAAGTACAACCTGCCTAAGCGAATCATCTTTCATGCGTTGCACAAAATTGATCACTATAGGTTTTACTGCCTTGAATACGGTGTATTGAGGATACAATAGGAAAGCGAAAGCACACATACGTGATAGTGTGATATCTTCTGATAGGTCTGTTGTGGCGAAAAGTCCGAACCACAACTTATCCAGCCGGTAGTATGGAACGTACTCGTCCTTATTCCAGTGTGCGCGTTGAATCGTGAAACCTGCAAACTCGGACCCAACTGGGCCGTCTGTCCGCACTAACGACTTAACTAACACTCCTGTTTCAGGAATGGTCGTACGATAAAAATCCAAATAACCAGGTGGAAAACCTCGACTTGCAGCGATTCTGTCATCCCCTAGGTAGTGTGTACCTACCCGGGGTTGTATGTAATGATGGGGGGAGATGTTGTTAACATCGCAATACTTCACCAACACGTAATTCTCAAATAGGAGACGCGCTATACAGTTGTTCTCTGTAGTAGCATCTGCACCAGATGGATTAGTACGGTTATTGATACGTATCACGTCGCCATTAGGCAAAACAACAATAGGTCTCTCTAAACACTCAACCAACATATCTACATACCTCCGGTCGGAAGGATCCATACTCTCGTATTCAATCCCTCGCTTTCGAAGCTTATAGACAGATTCCATAATTAAAAATCTCTTATCCCAAAAGAAATCATCTTCAGAGTCCACTTGACTCCCAATTAACTCTTCCGCTAATCTATTCACTCCTCCAAAGAAGAATGTTTGACCATGTGCAATTTCGCGAAATCCACGGCAACGCTTGCTCTGCTTAGAAAAATAATGTTTATGCAACACTATAGCATGAACTGGCATCACCATGAACATCCGCTGCTTGCGGGACAGGTACTTAGCGAGAGTAACCGGCTCTTTCTTCATCACTGAATTCCAGAGCACTGGTGTAACTTGGGTATCAAATATCTCTTTGGACGACATGATTGGATTTGGGTGAGCGTCTAACCATTGACCTTTGGTCGGACACCCTTCGTAAATGCTGGGGATACCAGGGCTCTTTTTACGCTCTATTTCGGACGACACTTCAGAAGAAGTTGAATAAACGTCGCCAATTAAAACTGAACGCATCTGTTGCCAGGTAATCTCTTCCGCTCGTCGCCAAGCAGTCGAGGTGAGAAATCCAGCATCTACGGACTCGCGTAGCGAGTCAAGAACATAGTTTACTGTGCTTTGCGCTGCGCGGGCTTGGGTGTATTTGATGTCTGGGACTTCAAATCCACTGAGGCGGGCGTAGATTGCAAAGGAGTTTGCGATTTCTGGGACGGGGTTGACGTCAATATCGGCGGGGAGGATTTTGGAGATGGAGTAGCGACCATAGGGCTCGATACCACCCCCTCCTTTCGCTCCGCATTGGGAAGGTTTATAGGGGACGAACCCCTTCCCGCGGCGCCTTTTAAAGGGATCTTTTGAGCTGCTGCCTCATTGGCCCTGCGTCTCAAATTATTCTTTTGAGTTTTTGTCAACGGCTTTTCAGCCTCCTTTTTCTTTTCCACAACAATTGTTGGTACTGGGATGTCGGACTTTCGTTCCACCACTGGAGCCTCCACGGCTTGTTCCAGTAGTTCTTCATAATGGCGTGTCTTACGCACACGCGCATCACGAACAGATTCTACTCTCACTTTCGCAAGAGCAATCTGCTTTCGCATACTCGCGACTTCATTGCTGAAATCAACACATTTGCTACATTCATTCTTGGAAAGCGCTCCAAGATGTGCTCGAATTCGTGCGGTTGTGTCTGACGACACAGCACCCTGCTCATACAATTCCTTCCAGATAGCACGGAAAGAGTCTGCAACATCCTGCTTATCGTCAACACTTCGTGCCATCGAAAAATACATTTGTCGCATCTCCTCTACCGCATCAATATCTTCCAGAAATCGTTGGTATTGGTCCTCGTCGACTTCTCGCTCGAGGATCTCAGTTAACGAATCCCGATATCGGTACAAATCTTCCAAAATTAGAGCATCCTGCTCTATATCTCCTTTCGAAGACATATCGTCCGTGTACGACGAATAATCTCGGATGTCGCGTTCGACTTCTTCCAGGTCCTTTTCAGCCCGTACTCTGTCTGTCAGCAACATTTGCGCCGCTCGTTGCGCCTTCAAATCCACATCCAAATCGTGTTGTCGATCCGCTGCCTTACGGTGTTGTCCAGAGCTCCCGCCCTGACCGTACTTCATTGGCTGCGTAGTAACTCGACCAACACGCACTCCTCTCGGTTTCCCTTCATAATCGGCCAGTGTTATAAGCACCGGCTCCTCTAGAATATCACCATAATTCTTATTCCCTTTTCCCATCGTGCCTGTATGCATCGCAAGAGCTGTCAACGTAACAGCATCTAAGTATACAGATCCACATTGGAAATTAAAGGTATCAGAGTCATGGTAAATACGATCACCAGTCTTCGTATATAATGATGAAGACATCATTATCTTTGCAGAATCTGGATTTATCGTCACCAACACCATAGGTCCTGAACCTGATGGATGCGGGGTACCAACCGTTAGAGCTTTTTTGTGCGGAATAGGGATGTCATCGACTCGGATATACGCTTGATCCTTGCCGGCATAAATTACATATGGTTTAAGGCTCTTTCGCACCTCAATACTCCCATTATTGTATTTTACATAGGGCTCAAAACCCTCATCAAACACATGTTTGGTCAAACCCCAGTACATCTTTCCTGAGGCAAACTTGTATTTGGTCATGACATTACAAATACCCGCATCTCCGCATGTTCGGTCGGAGAATACAGGTACGCAGTGGTCGTCAAAAACGGATGCCGGAACCTGCCGAAAAAAAGCTCGCGCTTCACTTTTCTCATCCTTCCGGTTCAAGTAAATAATAATACCAAGTATCACTCCTAGGGCTGCTCCAACAGCAGTTGACCCCAGCGCTACACTTTTGAAGTTACGACGAAACAAGTTCGCCATGACAACCGTCATGTAGGGACTAGCTTGGCGACCTTTCTGGTCATCATCATCATCAATTACATCTGCAACTACCTTAGCACGATAAACAATAGGATTCCTATCATTCAGTGTTAAGTAAGAAACACGCGGTAATCCTAAGATCACAGGGTTTTCTACTATAGGTGTCGTAATGTATTCAATATTGAAAGTCGATATATTTACC